GGTTGGCCGAATAATAAATCCCATTGCCTGCCACCACTGGCTGTTAGTATGGGTTGGCTGTTAGCAGCCAGAGCAACAGTGTTGGGGTTGGGGAAATATATACCAGGAGTGCCGTCGGGATACATGCCCGTCCCGCGTTCGTCGCCATAGGCATCGTAAATTGTAATAGCTGGTTGGTTAGCGGTTGCCCCTAATGATGGGTAGCGTATTTGTGGAAATCCTGGGGGTACACCGTAGTTAGCGTTATACTCATCTATCCCTACCCGTATTTGGGGGGTCCCACCTTGAGGAATGGGGGCTACTATAACTCCCCATGGTCTTTGCGCCATCATTGAAAGTCTGCCGACCTCTGCAAATACTTGAACGGAGGACCCATAAATACGGACAGTTTTATCAGCAGTAATATAGACATCGCGGTCATCAGAAGTAATATAGGTAATATAATCAGAAGTAATATTAATATTGTGCCCAGACCTAATGTCAACATCATCAGCACCACTAATTGTAACATCACCCCCACCAGTAGATATAATGTCAAACCCGTTGACGTCCAGGTCCCCACCGAGTTGTGGGGTTGTGTCCTCAACTATGTTATTGAGGAAGGTTCCGGAAGCCGATAAGAATTCATCTTGGGTAACTACAACTTCATCAAGGATATCTGGATTCTCATTTAGCCTATAAGCCCAATCCTTTTCTTCATTCGGATCCGGCTTTCTAAGTCCGAGCTTTGGCGTTAGGGTGGTCACTGCTTATTTATCTCCTTATTTATATCGATTACATCTTCGGCGCAAAAAGATCACGATAACCATTGACGATCATAAAATGATTTTCAACGTCATTGGTAAGTCCGTATTTCACTGATGGCGTCCACCTAGTCACCATTGGTATTTCACCATGTAATTGGTAAGTGGTTTTACTTGTACCTGTAGTATTACCAAAAAACAGGATATCAGAAGCGATCCGAGGATCCATAGACCCTCCAGCTAAAGCACCTTCTGCATTACCTCTACCCCAAACAGCCATTCCATCACCGCTAGTAAAAGACGCGCCAGCAGTAAACAGAACAGAGGTGGCAGTATGAGGAAGATTCAGAGACACATGCCTCCAAGCGGTCGATGTTGCTTCAAGAAGATCGTGTTCATGATCGCTATCATGCTCCATGAACAGAATTAGTCCCCCAGCCGTATGGATAGCGAGAACAAAATCACTATCAGTATTATTCCAAACACCAAGTACACACCGTTCATCTGTTCGGGTACCATGATACCCAACTTTACCCCCAAACTCTCCAACTGGTACCGTAGCAGATATAATAGGGGTCATTACACCAGCAACATTTTTAATATAGAGGTAATAGGCTTTTGATGCTTCTTCACTACCAGTATCCAAATCTCCAAAATCGAAAACTAGTGGTGTATTGCGAACCAATCTAGCACCATTCACATTGATGATAAGTTCTTTACCAATACCAGGATTCAAGGTGTAAGATGACCCCCCACCTGTCCATTCAAACTGACCTGAAAGTTCTGCAAGATCGCCCGAGCCTGTCCAATTTGAAAGAAGGAAATCTGTTCCATCATAACGGAGCCATGCGTCACGAGTAGTCCCAAGATCACCAGCACCTACGTCGGTGCCATCTTCTCTCTTGATTGCCTTGACGCCCAGGCTATTTACATTAATAGTTGATGCTCCGGTATTAACATTACCCGGTCTAAATCTCACCGTCATACCGTCGAGTAACGAAGCTGGACCTTGTTTGGAGCCTATAGGAGAAACCACGTAAGCATCCGCGCCCCCACTCTCTGAATAAAAATCGCCCGAAGCTAAAAATCCAGCTATGGCTTTACCCAATTGATCTAGGTCTCCACTACTCAAAGAGAGTCCTAAGTCAGTAATTATGTTTTGCATTTCCTGGGGCACTTGATTCCATTCGGTAGCAGTTAGCTGACTCCCAGGTGTTTTTCCAGTTAGGCTTTCCAAGATGTGCCTCCTTTAGTATTATTTATATACCTTCGAAATATAGTTGACAGTTTGCTGGTTTCAGTTTTGAAAATAAACATTCTATAATAATTCCCTCCTCCCCTCCAAACACAATGGGGAAAGTATAGGGAAATACCTCCGGTACCTCAATCTCAAATGTAATAACAATTGTAAACCTAGCTTCTTTGTTGGTCCAACTTTCACTAACAATTAAGTCTGGTCTATCAATTCCTGATTCCACGGTGATTGGGGTTTCGAATATTGCTGCCAAGTCTATGAAGTCCTGAGGGGTTTGCAGATTCATATCGGCTAATTTAGTAGTAAGTTCCAAACGACGTTGCGTCTGAGAGCCTGTACCCTCTAAACAACCATCGGGGATTTCTACTGCCGATTCCCATTCCGTTAAGAAAAGAACCGTCTGGTCTGGTAAAATTTCCTCTCTGAAGAGATCTATTTGTTCCTCAACACGTATAACTTCTCCAGCTAACCCTCGCAGAAATGCACGAAGATTGGATCCCGTTTCATTTTTGGACCCAAAAGCTCTACCAGGGGGTAGATAGTCTGCTATTAATTGGGTGTGCTCTTCACGACTATGTCTAATCGTCATGGATTCATCTCTCCTCGTTCCTTTCAATTACTTCTACGGATAGACTACGTTCCCCAGAACTGCGATTTCGCCGCTTCCTACCACCAAGTCTCCCGTGGGATGTGCCAACTCGAAGGTAGTTACCACGTCTCCGTTAGTAACATCCACCGTATTAAAGATGGAAGATCTGTAGGCATCCGCGTCTACGTTTTCTTCTACTGTAGTCCTTTCGGCAAAGAATTGTTGTAGACTTTCTGTAACTGCGCCCTGCATAGTAGAAGTAGTTGGTTGGAGATCTGTGAATATATAGTCCGTCCCTGTAGCAGTCGGGGCTCGAACGATCAGGTCATCTTCGGAAGTATTAGCCGGACGAATAGTATCGAGTAAGGTTTTCATTGCCGTAATTTCAGAACCATCTGGGATGGGATTATCGTCCCCATCCCGCATGAAGTAAACTGTGACTTGTCCTACGTCTGGGGTTATTTCTTGGACGAAGACCCTGGTAGTTCCTCCGATGGTCTTGGCTAAACTGGTTATTTCAGACTCGTTGAAATGGGCTATTGGATTTTGGATACGTTCCAACAGACGGGGTTGCATTTCTTCGTTTGTTTCTTGGTCAATACCTCCGCCCAACTTGCCGAAATCTACTGAACCGGCATTATCTACGCCGCCCAATAGTGTTTGGAGAGATAAGGAAGTGTCCAAATCTTGGTTGGTGTCAACTCCAAAATTCTCACTTTCTACTGGTACAGAAGCGGCTGTAAAGTTTAGGAATGTATCACCAGTCGCAGGAGAGCTTGGGTTATCAGCAATAGTATAAGTTAACTCGTCGGCCGCGGTCACAACTATCTCGGTACCGCTGACGTTATATTCCGGTTGACCGGCTCCTGATATAGAAATGAGAATATTAGATGCCAACCGGTGATCTTCCACCGTAGTTAGGGTGGCGGTTGTTCCCGCCGATACTAATGAATCAATCGTAAGATTCTGAAACGTCACTGTTGCCAAGGCCGTAGATGTATATATCTCTCCACCGGAAGAGGTAAAGTTAGTCCCATTAGGGATTGAGGTAGCAGATACCCCTCCGATAGCTACGCGCCCAGTAGCCGCCAATCCGGGATTACGAATAATACCCCAAATAGCTGCCCAACGTTCTAGATTTACTACCGCTGTATCAGGAAGGGCTTCTTTAGCTGTGATATTTAGGGAGAGATAAAAATCATAGATACGGTTAGCAAGCGCAGTAATTATAGCACTTAACCAGTGGTTTCTTAGGAAAGGGTTGCTAGTTTGTAATTCCCGCTGAACATCTACTTTAGATCTCTGGTCAACTTCCGAAGCAGAACTGGGTGTGATTAGAGCCATTATTCACTCTCCTATTTTTTTATGAGTCGTCGCTGAACGATCGTATACCCGTGGTATTCCACAGAGTAAATAACTTGGGTTCAACCTCCGAGTTAAAGCGCTTCAGGGAGACCAAGAGTTGTATTTCATCTGAATCTACTATACTTCCGGCGGATGTCAGGCTTTCCAATAACCCTTCAGTGACGAACCATCGTAGGGCGGATCTAGCCGCATCTATCATTCCATTAAGGGTGGTCTGGGTCAGTCTGCTTTGATTATATAACCAGAGTTTGGAACCTATCTCTATACCGGGGGTGCTTTCATCTCCAATCCACCCCCTTCTGTTTTCGGGCTGTAGTATTTCAGAGGCATCGGCTCGTCTATCTGTAAACAGACTGACAACTATAGCGGTATCGAAGGTATCACTCGATTTAATATCACCCACATCATCTATTTGTAAATCATAAAATCCTCTGGATGTTAAAAGAAGTTCCGCATCTATACCAACCATTCTATTGTCCTTTGTTATATGAAATTTATTTATCCTGCTTTTGTTTCCGTTGTGGTATCAGTATCTACAGACATTTGCTGGGTCGGGGGATCGCCAATTGTGTGAGTGTGTCCATTGAAAGTCGCCATGGCGGTTTCGTTCATAAGTTTTTCTAATCCGGCGGTTCCAATATTCACTTCTGACGAAAGAATATCTACTTTGGTCGCAGCATCAATAGTAACTGTACCTTCTGAATCTACTGAGACATCCCCGTCCACACTCATCTCTACGTTCCCGCCCACACCCATCTCCACATTTCCAGCGGCTTCCAGCGTCACATCATTGGCACTAACATTGATATTGGTATCAGTAGCTATATCAATATCACCGTTGGCTCTGAAATGAATCTTGGATCCTGAGTTGGGATGGTAGATTACTACTTCGCCTGTTTCTATAAGAATTCTCTGGTCAGGGCTGCCTCCGAGAACCACCCTATTAGAGGGCTCACTTCCCAGATTCAACATAACTCCTCTAGTATCTTTCGGAAGGTTGGCGTGGAATCCATAAGGAAACCACGCCACAGAGTTCCCAATTTTACCAGAATATTGTACTTCCTGTTCAGGAATGTTAGGGGGATTCGCTATTCGGGACTCATTATTATCTTCATTTACTTCACACCAACGGAGTAATTGTTTTACTTTCTGATCTGGGGTTACCATTATTTCCTCAATAGAGGAGGTCTTATAAAGTCAGGGAACAGCTCCTCGAATTTCTCTTGTATTTGTTTATCTCGTAACTCTTTATCTCCCTCAAGGGCGGCTCTAGTTTCCGGTCTCATCAAGGGGGGTCTTACAATTCCGGAGAATAATGCTTCTCTTCTTAGCAGCTGCTCTTCTTTGGCGATGATGTCTTCGGATGCCCCATACACGTCTTTCTCTACAAAAGCGATCGTAGTATTTTTTCCTTGCTCGGGAGTCATCGAAAAAATAATTGAGTTTACTAACATTCGGCGAGGAGGGGTAATGCCTGCAAACTCATCTTTTACGGTAACTAGGGTATTCACTCTCCAAATATCTCCCGACTGATTTGTAAACCCAGGAACTGTGGCCCCATAAGTGAAACCTCTCGCTATTCTTATGTTCTTTTCCCATTCTATTCGACGCTGTGCAAATTTTTGTGAAGTAGACTCCGCTTCTAAAGTTAAAAAATGTCGCCTCGGACGACTCAAATGACGATTTCGAGTAGCATCTGACGGAACTTTGCTAAGAAAAAGATCAGAAGTAACCGTATTGGGAAGACCAAATTCCACCCTATTCGAACCCGTCTCCGATGTTCCTATTACGGTAGGAGTAATAATCGGACCGCCGCCTTGACTAAGAGCAATATAAAGAGGAAATCTTTGAGTAAAATCTTCTGTTACAGAATATGAGAGGACATTGTTACTATTAAGGGTGTCGCTGGTTTTGATATCTTTTCTGTGAGTTACCCAAGCCTTTACATTGTCTCCAGGGGGGCGCACTATAAGTATATCCCCTTCTGCGGTGCAAGTTAATAAGACCTGTCTAAATCTGGCGTATTTATCTATTAAATCAAAAGCATTGTTCCCACCCTCTATAGAAATAGAAGATATATTATCCCCATCTGTAGTAAAAGGATTAGTCCTGGTCTCTTCTATTACCTTGAGAACCGGATTCTTTCCGGCATCCAGTTTAATTAGTTCGACCATTCGGAATTCGTCTATACCCGACTCTTCAGTAACACCTCCGAACAAGGCGACTTGCAATTCAAAAATTATTTTTTCTATAAGTTGTTTTAAACTAAAACCGTCTCCAACCGGTATATCCGATATAGGAGGCAAAGAAGAATCTAAAACATCGGCTACTTTGTTTCTTCCACTAAAGATAATGGTATGAGAATGACTGTCCCCATTCACAGACATAGTTTCTATGTACCCGGTTAAGACTAATGTATCGTTCACTAGAATTTGGCATGGATCTCCTATACCAAACGGTAAGGGTCGGGCGTCTTTTGAGGTGGTTGTAAATGAGAACGAACTGGCAAAAGCGTCTAGCCTCAAATTAACTCGACCCGATGTGAAATTTTCGTATGTTACACCTTTTATTATTATTTTCATTGGCTTGTGAATGAGAAGATGTCCACTTCTCCTTCCAGAAATATTGGTTCGCTCAAATCATTGAGATCGGTAATTTCCGCTCCCAGTTCTGAAGAGCCGTAATATTTATAGGCTAACAGTCTAGCCGAAGTAGGATTAGTTCTGATGGAAACTATACTCTTTAGACTTGGCTCCACGTCATCAAAAAACTCCTGAACCGTGTCACGAAGATCGTTTAGATTTGCTAATATGTCGGAAGATAAGGTAAGTGATTCAAATAGTTTCCGGTATTGCTCTTCCAGCTCCTCTGCCACGGCTTCTAGTTCCGAGACCGTCTTGAATTCCATCTGCGCGGCATTGGTATAAGCTAACGACAAAGCAACCGCTTGGATAAAGTCATTGAGCTGATCTCTATTTTCCTGTCTTTCTATGGACTGGGCTGTGGTGGGGAATACAGGTGGGATATCATCGTCTCCAAACGGAAACAAGGAAATAAAGGCTTTATAAGTGCCTTCCACCGTAGTAACCACGCTATTGGCAGTAAGTATAAGATTGGTAATGCTGTCGGCTAATTCGACAGGGGTATCAACTAAAGTCGTAACTTGTGCTAATGCTTTCGATACTGCTTGTGAAAACTCATCTATTAGACCCGCTATAGTTGAAAAGGGTTCGGTGATACTGTTTATGGCTTCAATAGCCGCCGTAACTTTAGCAGATGCGTCTGCGAAATTACCACTAGCATCGGCGAGAACTACCTCGAATTTTTCGGCTAAGGTAATACTGGAAGTAGTTAATACCTGTTGCGCAGCCCCTTCTATAGCAGATAAAGATGCTGTTATAGGTTTCGGTTTACCATCTGTATTACTGACTTCGAAAGTGATGGAGATATTAGCAATGCCTAACCTATCGAAACTCTCTGCCATTTCCCAATCTATGACGACTAGATTTTCAACGGTCCCGAAAAACGGATGAACAAGGATACCACTGCCTCTGGATTCTAGAGCCCGTAACAGATTGTCTCTGACGTCTTTATAAGAGGTTATAATGTTTCCATTATTATCAAACCTCGCACTAATAATTCCCTCTAGAGTAAATATTCTATTAGCCAAGCCCAAATCTTCTATGACCTGAAGATCAGAATCTATTATTTCCTTCTTACTAGTCTTTCTGCCTCCGGCTGTTTCAGTAGCAGCTACAAAGAAGAATGCATTTTTATAAGAAGCCGGTAGGATCTCATCTATCAGTGCCACTTTTCCTCCTACTATCCGACAAGGGATTTCTCGTTATTAACTCCAATATTAACCCCAGGAACACTTCCTTCCCGTCTGGTTTGCACTGCAGCAACAGCTCCCTTAGCAGCGCTAACATTAACATTAACATCTGTTCGGGAAGAAGCATTCACATTTAGATTCTTATCTAATGTAGCCTGCGCTGTTTTTATTTCAATTTCGTTCCCACCAAACAAACCTAGGCCCTTTAGTTGGTTATATCCAGATATAACCCCTCTTATTATTGCTATCAAAGGGTTTGCCGAACGCGCAAAGGCTTTGGCACCTTCACTCATTTCGTCCCACTTTCTTATAGCAATATTGAACAGGGCCACTAGCCCACCTATTACTACTACAACAGCTAGAATTCCTAAAGTAATAGGAGACCAGGCGGCGGCTAAAATAAAACTCGCTGCAGCTAACCCGGTAACTGCTACTGCTAAAGCAGTAAACCCGACGATTGCGAATACAATAGCTTTACTCAAACCTGCGTTTTCTGTTCTAAACTTCTTCACTGCATCAGTAGCTTTACTAAAACGTCCAGTAAGGCTTTCCATCCTGGAGTTTAGACCCAAAGCATTCGCTATCAGCTCGCCGATTTCGGCTCGGAGGAATAAAGTATTATCCTTGAGAGTACTAAACCTACCAGATAGAGTCTTTGATTGGGCGATAGTGGCCTCAAAGAATAGTCCACCTTTTGCAGTTAATGCCCCAATAGAGTCAAGTACTCTCTTATAGGATATTTCACCCTTACTAATTAGGTTCGGTATTTCCTCAAGGCTGATCCCCAATTGCTTAGATAGAACCTTGTTGAGAACAACTCCTTTCTCAGCAAGTTGTAGATACGTCTCTCCGGTTAACTTCCCAGCACCCTTAATCTTTCCCAGGATGCCAGCAAACTCAGACATATTTTTCCCTGTTCC